ACGATTCCGTTATTAGAATCATTAAAATCTCCTGCAGGAGGGGGAGTTAATGGTTTATATATCCCTCTAGGTCGGTAATCATCAATCAATACTTCTATTGCTGTATCAAACCATCTGTTCATTGACTTTGCCATGGCACGATAAGATGTACCAACATAGATTTGACCTGCAACTACTGCTACAGTTGCTGCACCCCAGAATGAATAGTACCATCTGGATTTCACTTGTGCTCTCACACGATCTCGTTTGTTCATAATAATAATTTAGATTTAAATTTAGAGTTTGGTTTCATTGAATGAAGAAGATCATCTAATTTATCTGATAGTACATAAGAAAAACCAATAGTAGTTCTGAGGTTATCAGTAAGAGCATTAGGAGAAGATCCATAATGATCCCAATTAGATGGAACTAATACACCACGATTCGGTATATATGGAACGTGGTTATATTTATTAGTGTTTGTATTATAGCATACAAATTCACCACCCCATTCTTGATTCCATTCTAGGTTAGTGAAAAGTACGAATGTCCATACCCAAGGTTGTAAGAAATCCTTATGAAAAGGTGCTACTTGATTTGTAGTTTGTCCATTAACATGGATCTTACAAAGTTGGATGGGGTTACGTATGTACTTTTGAATCTTTAACTTAATGTGAATTGCTGCATCATAGAAGGCAATTCTATCATGTTCATATTCAAAACCCCAAGATAATTTATTGGCAGTTTTTGAATAATTAATTAAAGACCATCCACTATAAAGTTCATCACTCAATGCAATGAAATTCTTTACAGGTAATACTTCATTGTCAAATGAAATACAATCCTTCATTAGTCGTCATGGTCATCCCATTGATCGGTAAGACCTTCATTGTTAAAGAATGCTCTGTATATACCAAACCCTGATAGCAATACTAAGATTACTAAGATTGATATACCAAAGGTGATGTTTGGATTTGCATTGTAATGTGGTATGATTGCATTACATTTAGTCCATGTACCTGGTAGTGTATACACAGGTGGGCAAGAGAGTAATAGATCTCTAATAGCTAACATTTCAGTTCCCATTATTGTATCCAATTTGGTTTTCTGGATTCGTCACGAATATAATTAGATGCAACCCAAGGTTTGCTGCTAATGTAATTCTTGTAAGCAGTAAAAGTGTCAATGCTTGTGTCATATTTAAACTCATCAGGCATTGCCCTAGTAAATGATGTAGGTGGTGGACAATCTGGAAATATAATATCAGCACATTCTATAGTATACTGACAACTATGTGTCTTACCATATCTGTGTGTATATTCTGCACATAAAGCAAGTCCGTGGTCAATCAACCAACGGAAGTTTGTCTGTGCCCAAATTGTACAAGGGTGGTTACGAAATGCACCCTTATCTGTTTTGTATGGTGCACCATCTAATTTAGGTAGAACACCAAAACCATGACCCCACTTTTCTGATGCTACAATAGAAAGCATTTGACATGTTTCTAATGGCATCTTGACAATGTGTTTGTCAGGTAGAACCTGTGCAGATTTCACAGGATCTGGGTCGGTCACAAAAATATTCATAATAATATTCTAGCACTGTTGCTAGTCAAAGTCAATGCCGACTTCATCAGATATGTCTCTATCCAAATCAGGTAGATGAGGTTCTATCCAATGTTCTTTATTGTCTATACCAGCAGCATTAGCATATCTCCAAATGTGCTGATCAACTTGTTTAAAGATATCATGTAAGTTTAAATCCATACGGATATCATGTGCAATCTCAGCAACCTGTTTCTCTGTTAAACAGTGGTCAGGATGCAGTAGATCACAACAAGGAATTCTTTTTTCTATCAACTCGTTTAAGTTGATTCTGATTTCGTAATCTTGGTATACAGGCATAATATTTAATTACTTATTTTATGTATCATCATCTACAGATTCTAATTCTTCAATAGCATCAACTGGTACTTCATGACCATCTATACTATACCAATGTTGTGGTACACCAATACTGTCAGGTCTTACACCTAAGTATTTAAGTGTGTTACCATTAAAGGTATGCTCACGTAGCATTGCCTGTAAACGACAATGTATTAGTTCTTGTCTACTAACTCTCATTTAAATTCACACTCCAACATAATTTCAGTTAATGCTGCTAAGAGATTAATTTCTTGGTCAGCAACAAATGCTGATTGATATTGATACTTAGCAATAATCAATACTGCTTGAGGTATAGTTACAGGTACTAGGTAAGTATATAAACTATCATAGATTGATCTAAAGATATGAGATGGTTCATTGTCTAGATTAGCAGATACCCATTTCTTTACTGTAGTAAATTCATTCTTCTTAAGTGAATCAGTTAGTTCTTTAAATTTAACTTCATTTAAACTTGCTAGTATTCCACTATCAATTACACCACCAACAGCATAGCGTTGACATTCATTAAGTGTTCTTCTCCAATCAGGAAAGAACTTAAGTATTAACTGTGGTAATACCTTCTCATCAAAATCAACACTTTCATTATTTAAAATATATTTTAAACGTTCAAAGAATTGAGATGCTACCATCTTCTTATCAACAGAAGGTATTGTGAAATCTATTACAGTACATCTAGAATGTAATGGTTCTAGAATCTTATTCTTATAGTTACATGTGAATATAAATCTACAGTTGCCATGAAACTTTTCTATGTTTGCCCTTAATGCAAGTTGTACATCTGTGCTAGTGTTATCTGCTTCATCTACTATGACAACTTTATGTTGTGAATCAGAAGATAAAGATACAGTAGAAGCAAAGTTAGCAACCTTGTTTCTAACTGTATCAAGATAACGTCCTTCATCAGAACCATTGATGATAATGTAATCAACTTTTAGTTCTTCACATAATGCTCTGGCAACAGTTGTTTTACCAACACCTGCTGTACCATGTAAAAGCATATTAGATATTTGACCTGTAGCAAGAAACGCTTTAAATTGATTCTTGATAGAATTAGGTAAAATACAATCTTCAATTTTCTTTGGTCGATATTTTTCGACCCATACAAAATCAGTCATTCCAATGTCGGATTACTCCGCTAATAATAAAACAATTAGTAATGAGATAAGTAAGAAAGATGCCAGATCGAACAAGGAGTACAAGATTATCATACCTCTTTGTCTTTTCATCAGAGAACGAACCCAATGCATACTTCCAGATCCTCCATAACTTAGTCACTTTTTAAACACTCCTAACTTTGTTAAAATATAGAGTGCTAATATTGTCCAGAAGACAACTTCTAATCCTACGTAGTTCATAATAACTTACCTCTAGGATTAGTACGACGATTAATGATAGATATAAATTTGTCAGCAGCATATGTACCACCAATGCATATATCAAGTTCATCACCATCTTGCCAGTTGATCTCACCATTCATTTTAGTATGGTTCATCAACTCTTGTAATCTATCAATGTGTTCTTGAGTTAGTTTCATTATCCAAAAGTAGAGTCAGGTTCTAGTGCTATGTAATATTCTAACTTCAAAGAACTATTACAGAAACGAGCAACTCTCTCACTAATCTCAACTTCATATGTACCTGGTATTATCTTTATGTTTTCTATTTTAAAATTAAATTTAAATGGTACTTCAGATTGACCAACCTCATAAGATACTGCATTAGAAGTATCGTTCTCTTTATCCTTAACAACTAAACAAACTTCACCACCTTCAGATTCTAAACACAAATCAGGTAACTGATATACACGTGCACCTTTCATCAAATGTGATAGTGTTTCATTAGTAAACTGAAAACTAAATTGATGTTCTGGTAATTGTATATCCTTCTCTGGTGGTTTAGTAATTACATCAGGATCAGCAAAGAAATACTTGACTTTAGATCTACCATTCTTAATAGTCATGTATGACGTATTATCAAAATTGATAGAAGGATTACTGAATAAAGAAACTCCACCTAAGAATTGCCCTAAATCATATATGGCAAAAGGCATAGGAAAATCTTCATTGATCTCTGCCTTAGCAAAGATGTTGTTAGTCACAGAGATAGTACTAATAGTACTACCACCTTTAAAATAAATTGAGTTGTTTACTGATTGAAAATTCTTGAGGATTTCTTTTGTTTCTTCAGATAGTTGCATAATTAAGGCATAGTGTGATCAATATTACCACTAGTCATGGATGGTTGTCCATAGTGGTTGTCAAAGTGTAATAGTAGCATAGCATAATGAATGACTTTTAGCAAGTCCTTCTTATCTTTACCATTCTTGCTTCCATATCTACTACCATATTTTAGTATGTTTGCTTGGCAGAAATGTGGTGCAAGATCTCTAGATGCCATGAGGTCTATTGTTTGGACTTTACGAAACTCATGTTGAGTTCCTGTGTAATGTCCATTGTAAGTAGAAGCAATGTATTCTTCTATGTCTTTGAGGATTTCTTCCTCATGATATTTAAATTGATGATTGTGTTTCACTATAGGATACTCCTCATCAAGTGTTCCATTAAGAACGTCATACGCTAAACTCCATGCATTAACCATAAGTGAATAGAAAATCATTTACAAAGGATTCTGACTTCTCTTCTCCAAACTTGCCTTTTAAATAACCTCTAACAGGATCAAGTTCGGTCATGTATTTGTCAAAGTCAGCATACACCGTAGTGTCTTCTCCTTGTGGATCATTTAATTCTACCATCTTTTTGTATTCTGTCAAGTATTGTTTAAACATTGGTAGATGTTCATCAACCTCATCAGGTTTACAATATCTTACGAATATGTTTTCTGAGAAGTGATTACCCATCTCAAAGAACCTATACTTACCATCATCTTTTGGAAGACCATCAACTGAGAATAGATACTTTTCTCTTGGATGTTGGAAGTCAAATACTAAGATGACTTTCTTCTCACTAAACTTCATTAGATCCATTCCAAAACAAGGAAGATCTGCACCTGTTTTAGGATACAGTATAGTGTTGTAGATGTCAGATCTAGGATCTGTTATATGTGCTTCCCTTGCTTTGATAAAGTTCTTACCATAACGAAGGTTAGCAATGAGGTGGGCATCTTTTCCTTCCCACTCTGCCCATTGTTCCCCAACCTTTAGGTCAGGGAATGTCTCTTCAAGAGCAGCAATGTAGTTTTTCCAAATGGTCATGAGTTAATTTGATCAAGTAGTTCTTTGTTTGACTCAGCAGTTGGTGCTTCTTCACCATCGAAGTTAACATCAGCATCAACCTTATCATAGAGTTCCATGAATGATTGCTTTGTCTCATCATCGAAACGGTTAACACATACTTGGATTGCTTTTGCTTTATCCTTAAAGATATTAAAAGCATTTGCTATGTGTACTAAACGTCTTGTACTGATTAGTTCATCAATACCACCATCATAGAATGTCTTACGAATGATGTCTGCCCAGTCTACAAGGCGATTTAAGAAGTCTGTATCAGTTACACCTAGAGTAGATGCTATACGTCCTAGAATCTTCTTCTCAATGGAAGGAGCAGGGTAATCCTGTTCATAAGTTACTGGGAATCTTTCGAGGAATGCTTCATTGAGCACGTTAGTTCCAATAAATCTTCCGTCGTCTGAACCCTTACCTTTAGTATTTGCGGTGGCAAATACGTTGAATCCTTGTCTTGGTTTAACGAATCTTCCAATCTTTTTAAGGAAGACACCATTTCCTTCAAGGATGCTTTGAAGGCAGAGGATCTTGTTGGAGGCAAGGTCGATTTCGTCAAGTAACAAGATTGCTCCTCGTTCGAGTGCTTCAATGACTGGGCCATTGTGCCATACGGTCTCACCATTAACAAGACGGAAACCGCCAATAAGATCATCTTCATCTGTTTCAATTGTAATGTTTACACGAATTAGTTCTCTACCAAGTTGAGCACAAGCTTGCTCCACACTAAATGTTTTACCATTACCTGATAGACCAGTGATGAATACTGGATAGAATTGCTTTGACTTGATTACATTCTTTACATCGGCAAAACCACCAAAAGGTACAAATGTATTATCTTTTACTGGAACAAGATTTCTTGATTCAGTAACTGGTGCAGATGGTGCATTGAATGTTTTCTCAATCTGCTCAACTGCTTCTTGAGTCACTTCAAGATTCCACTTACCCTTAGATACCTTATACTTCTGTAGTTTTCTGGTAACTGTATTGTAATGAATGTCGTTCATAGAACAGAATGCTTTGATATCTGCTGTAGTGAACTCAGATCCATATAATGATCTTAACTTATCTGTGATTTGTTCTTCAGTCATTTTAACTGTAAAAGGCACGTAGGACATGATGTAGTAGTTGTTTGTTTATACACTTATTATAATGTAAGTTAACACGTAAACAACACATAGTGTGCCACTTATTTAACTGTCTACTCTACCATTCCATTCTTTGAATGATGATTGTAAATTAAGTGGTTCTGGGTCTTTAATACCCTTTACTTTTTTCCAATTTGAAAACAATGCTTGAAGATGCCAAGATTGAGATAGACTCTTAGGTCCGTTCTCTAACAATTCAAGTTCCATCTTGTTAGTTGTATATTTTTTATAGTCTTCTCTCCAATTGGAGTAATCAATTTTGTTATCCATAAGTAAAAGTTTTTCCTTTAATTTGTGATTGACCCTCTGGGTTTTTACCCCCTGCTTTAAATTTACCAACACTTATTCCTTTTGCTTTTCCAAGACCACCTTTTCTGGTTGCCTGTAGTCTACCAGTTTTTTTGGTTTGTGTCAACACAGAGTCTTGTCCATACTTTTTACCAAGTGCTTTAACTGCCTTCTTGAATTTTCTCTTGCCCATCTTTCCAGATGTGACAACGTGAGACCTTTCTTTGACTTTCTTTTCTTTACCTGACTTATCTTTCTCCATATATGAACCTGTAACCTTCGTCGCACCTGGTAAACCCTTTCCACGAATATCTTTATCTAATTGCTTTGCCCTTGCTTTATTTTCTTTCTTTGACTTATCACCCCTCGAACCTGACAGGATGGCCATACCACCCTTATCAGATTTACTCTTGATGCGAGAGAGACTACTCTCTTGCATAAACTCCTGAAACGTCTTCATCTCTCTTGACACTTTTTTATATTTAGGCAATTAATTCTACAAATCGACTTAGAATTTGTTTGTTCATTTTCTTTGCAGTTAATGACTTAGTAAATGCCTTTTTAATCTGTGCCTTAGTTGCATCATCCTCAACTTCAAAATCAGAATTAGTTGATAATGCTCTTGATGACATACCGAAGTAAACTTTGTATCCAACATTTTCAATTGCAACTGATTTAGTTTTCTTGTAGTATCTCATCTTTTCTTTGTACTCCTCAGTATTACAATCCAAATCATTCGTACGAAGGAATCTACCAACGTCTCTAGTATCCATCACTCTAATACCGATGAAGTTAACATTTGGAAATGTATCACTGATATCATTTAAGAGAATCGGAGTGAACTTATACCAATTGTCTGTCATCTGATATGTCTTACCTGTTTTACGATTGCGTAAGAAACAACTCTCATTGATATACTGAGTGCCCATGTATGGTTTTTCATCCCAATCTCTCTGAACTGATTTGTGATATGTAAGTGGACTACCTTCACCATCAGTTAGAATCACACAGTTGACTTTCTCTAACTTATGTTGTTTTTGGAAACGAGGAAGTATTTGATGTAATGCAATCACAGTTTCATTCAAGGGTGTGCCTGATAATCCCATACCCATTGGAACTATACGATTTGCAAAATAGTTTCTGAATGATTTGACTATGCGATAGATGTTGAACATTTGCTCTTCTAATTCTCTACCACGAACCTTACTTGTAAATAGATTCATCAAACTGAAATACTTATCAACCGCCATCAAATCATCCTTAGGTTCATAAAGTTCATTGGCATCTCTGTATCCTTCTGGACTATATGACCTAGGAAAATTAGAAGTGAATGCATATACCTCAAATGGTATTTGAACTTTCTTACAAAACCATAGAAGATTGTATAACTGCTTGATTGTATCTTCCATAACATGAGCCATTGAACCAGACCAATCAAGAATGAATACTAATCCGTGATTCTTACCATCAGGTAATAAAGTAACTTTCTTGAATAAGTCCTCACTAAATTTGTAGTTGACAAGATTACTTGTATCAAGAACACCAGTGCGACTTGTTGTAGCACGAGCATATGCACCTGCAGATTTCTTACACTCAAACTCTTTGACAAGATAGTTGACTTCTTTCTGTGCTGACCTTTTGAACTTAACAAAATCTAATTTAGTTTCTTCGAGAAACTTTGCCATCGAATAATGGTCAGGCATTTCAGAATCATTTACAGGTATCTCACTTGCTGCAGTTTTACATAGAGCGTGAATTACTTCATTGTCAATGATAAGTTCATCAATATCTAACTTAGGTAATTCAAGATAAACATTTTCTCTACCTTGAGTATTTGCAAGATTCTTAAGTGCTTCCTCTAAACTCTCAGCAGTTTCTGATACAACTTCTTCTGATAGGTCTATGGATTGAGAACCAGTACCACCCATTTGTGTTTTAACCTGAACAGGTGCTTCTCCTTCTTCTTCATCAGCATCTTCGTCGTCATCTTCATCATCCCAATCATCCCAAGGTGTAGGTTCACCATCTCCTGAATCACCAGAGAAAGGCATTGATTGTTGAGATTGTTGTTGTTGCTCTTCTTCTTCTTTCTTCTTCTCTAACTCACCTAGAATATAATCAAATATTTGCTTTGATACTTTTAATACTTCATCAAATGTCTCACATAAAGAAACTTTGTTGACATAGAACATTTCATCTGTTGAGAAAGGAATGTTATAGTGTGTTCCAATCTTGAACTGAAGATTGATTCTGTCAAGAAGATTCATCTCAGAAATATCTTTCTGCTTGACTTGGAAGAAATCTTTCTTGTGTAGTTCTGTATATCCTTTAAAAAATGTTTTTGCAATACCTTCATAACGTCTCTTCATCAACTTCTCAATACGAGCATCCTCAACAACATTCACGATAGAAGGATTCATTTGATAATCTTTCCACCACTCTCTGTCTGGTGTGTAGAGTGCGTGACCAACTTCGTGACTTACCAACATATCAATCACATCATCAGTTGTGTTCTCCCACACAGGTAGAGTCAACACTCTTGATTGTACATTGAACTGTGCTGTCTCTACTTTCTTGTGCTCTACAACTAAGTCTTCAGTAGCAAGTAATTTAGCGAGTTGTGATTTGATTTCGTGTTTGATTGTCATTGGATTTCTATCTGATATACTTATTATAACGACGAAACCGCCCCTTGGGACGGTTAAGTAGACACTTTATCAACTGTCTACGTCTTTCTCTTGCAGCACGTAGAGCTTGTGGTTTAAGTTTTCTTTTCTTCTCCTTCTTGGAGTGATGTTGCCAATTTGGTGTTGTCATAATCCTCCTTGCCAAAAATTGTCTGTAACCGGTTGCATATTCCTTGATATCAAATACAAACCTACATTACATAAGAACCAATTAATATTGACTATCCAAGTTTGTCTCCATAAGTATTTTCTATTATATTGCACGATATAAATGTTTCTTTCGTTGTCACCTCTTAATACTATCTGTTCTAAACCTAATGCAATGACAAAACCAATTGCATAGATGTAGAATACAAAGTTAAGAAAACTTGATGCTGTTAATAATAATGGAATCATTTTACCTCTTTTAATTTTTTCTGGATTCTTGTGAGACGATTGATGAGAACCCTCTCAATTTATCAAACTTAATCACACTGTCAAACTTATCATGTAAGTCAGACTTATGTGAAATAACAAATATATTGGCATCACGAATAACAAACTTGATAATCTTTAGAAACTCATCAGTTCCAAAACCATCAAGAGATGAATCAAATACTTCATCCATAATTAAGAGATTTGTATTCACAGAGTTCTTGACTCTGGCAACTTCTCTCCAAGTAAACAACAATGCCAAATCAATACGCATCTTCTCACCTTCACTAAAAGATGAATATGAAAAGTCTTCATGTATTGGAGATTTCACTGTTTCACTAAACTCCTCATCAAGAGTAAAGTTAATATAGAAATCCATCATCTGCAAGTAACGATTGACTTGTGCGTTGATGTATGGAAGGTATTTTTTAATTATTTTAGTCTTGACACCATCGTCTTTCAAAAGTGAATATGCAAAGTCATAATGATAAATGTCTTGCCTCTTGACCGATAACTCATCAATGGTGGTGTTTAGACTACC